CGTAAACCCAACCAAGTTCAAGATGATGCAGGACGGAACAATGCTTGTACAAGCAGCCGATTGGATTGAGTTGTCTCTAGTGACAGGCCGTCCAGCGTTCTCGGGCGCAATCATTACTGATGTTGCTGCCACAGCCGATGAGAGTATCCACCACGAAGAACCAAATACAGACAATAATGAAATCCAAGAACCTACACAGGAGAAACCAGTCATGTCCGAAGCAACACCAGTAGAGGCAACCATTCCAACTTCACCAGTCGTTTTTGCAGAAGCAAAGCGTGAGTACCGTATGCCATCGGCATCGGAATACCTCGCAGCGATGCACCGTGGCGGAGAATATTTCGCAAAAGTAAACGCTGCATACCGTGAAGCTGCTCGACGCGATCAGTCAGCCGTTGAAGCAATCTCGCAAGACTTGACCACCGACACACCTGGACTTTTGCCAGTTCCAGTAATGGGGCCAGTGTTCCAAAACTACAACTTTATTCGCCCAACAGTTTCGGCTTTCGGTGTTCGCGCAATGCCACAAGGTAGCGGCATCAGTTTCACTCGTCCTTCCATCAGCACCTCAACCGCAGCTGGTAAGCAAACGACACAAGGCACAGCAGTAACTTCACAGACAATGGTTTTGTCGGCAACGACAGTTACTCGGCAAACGGTCGCCGGCAGTATTCAGATTGCACAACAGACGGTTGACTTTACCGATCCAGCCGCAATGAATGTGATCTTGAACGACCTTGCTGGTCAGTACCTCAAACAGACTGATGACATTGCAGTTGACTATGTTGTTTCGCAGAAACAAGCATCGGGCTACACATGGACTGTTACAGCTGGAGATGCAACATCGTTGATGAACGCAATCTACGGTTGCGCAGTAAACATTTCAGCAACAACAAACTTGTTCCCAACTCACATGATCGTTGATCCAACAACTTGGTCAAAACTTGGCGCACAACTTGACTCAAGCAAGCGTCCGTTGTTCCCAGCCATTGGCGCACCGGGCTTGATTGGTCAGAACACACTTGGCGCAGGCAACGCAACTTCATGGTCGGGTATGAACCCACTCGGTCTTGAATTGGTAGTTGACGGCAACGCTGCAGCAAACACAATGCTTGTTGTGCACGGCCCAGCGATCGAGTTCTACGAAGCACAGCAAGGTATGCGCTCTGTAGAAGTTCCAGACCTGCTCGCTCGCAACTTCAGCTACTACGGATACTTTGCAACCAATGTTCAGGATGCACAGAACCCAACCGCTGTTGCTGGTAGCCAGTTCGTCCAAGCAATCACCATCGCTTAATCGAGAGGCGGCCTTACCGCCATGACACAGACTTACAATGTCAGCGCCAAGCAACTGACATCGAACTACGCCGTACTACGAACATTAGAACCTAATAGTTTTGTAGTTGGTCAATCGATGACGGTTGCTGGCGTTGGTACACCATTCAACGGCACATTTCAGATTCTTGATATTCCCGAATATTATTTTGTGGGAATAAATGGCAACACTGGCGCGCCATATTTTGATACAACTCGACCTATTGAAAACCAAGTTTTATACGCTTGCACAGGCGACGATGTTCAGTGGGTCGTTGCCAATGTTGGCACGATTGCCTACTCACAAGTTTGCAGTTGGATTACAGCCGCCGACATTGAAGCATGGCTAGGGATCGCAGTAGCAACCGTTGCTGATCAAACTTTTATTACGCAATGCGCGTCAGCTTCGAACCAACTGATTTATCGCCGAAGGCAAGAAGCAGGATATTTTGACTCGCTTACAACTAGCCCATCAGGTGATGTCACTTTAGGAACGATCATGTACGGTGGCGCTTTGTACCGTCAACGCGGCTCAATAGATCAGTTCGCATCGTTTACTGAAATGGGTCAAGCGCCAGTTACAGGACTATCGCCAATCATCCAGCAACTTTGTGGTCTGAACCGTCCAGCGGTTGCCTGATGGCTGTCGCCGCTTACACCGACCTCTTTAACGAGGCCATAGACGATCTACAAAGCCTTCTGGGAAGCGTTACGGGCTTGCAGGTAGTAAGTGACCCTAGAAACATTGTGCCGGGTACAGGGGCTGCTCTGATCGGCGCACCATCGTTTACGGCATGGTCAAAAAAGATCGTCAAAATGTCATTCCCAATCCAGTTGATCTCATCAGGCCCATCAAACCTTGACTCGTTGCGATCGTTGCTTTCCACTGCAGCTCTACTTCTTGGGGCAAATGTGGCGATTACTGACGGGCATCCAATAACCCTTGATATCGGTGGGGCTACATATCCCGCATACGAACTCAACCTGAACATACAATCTCAATCAGCATGAAACTAATTATCGCATCCCCAAGACTCGGAAAAGTCGGAGACGAATACACACCGATTGAAGGTGTCAATGTTGAAGCTTTAATCGACGGTGGCTTTCTTGTATCCACAACAGAGTCAAAAAAATCATCTAAAGTCAAATCAGAACCTACCGAGGAGAATTAAGCCATGTCCACTTCCACACTGCTCTCGAATCCAGTCATCACGATTGCAACCATCGACCTTACCGATCAATGCACCGCAGCTGTATTCACTCGCGTAATTGAACAACTTGAAGCAACTGCATTTGGTACAAGTAGCCGTTCGTATGTTGGTGGTCTTGAGAACTCAACTTTGACTGTGACTTTGTACAACTCTTTTGCCGCATCAGAAACTTACGCATCACTCAAATCACTTGTTGGTACTCAAGTAACTGTCACCGCAAAACCAAGTTCTGCTGCTACTTCAGCAACAAACCCAATCAGCACTTTGACTGGCGCATACTTGTCAAGTTTGCCAATCATCAACGCGCAACTTGGCGCACTTGACACGATTGACATAACCTTCACTGGCGGTGTTTACAGCGTCAGCGTCACACCATAATCACGGCCTGACTCGGCCCGACACGAAAGGCAATTATGAAACTACGACTCAAAATAGATCTACAAGACGGCACAGGCCCTCGAGTACTCAACACCAACCTATTTGTCATCGCTGAATGGGAACGCTTAGAGGGACGCAAAATCTCTGATGGTCGTGGCATTGGTGTATCAGACATGGCTTGCTGGGCTCATATGTTGTGCAAACTTGCTGGAGACAAAGTTCCTGCTACTTGGCAAGAATGGTTGAAGCAACATCCTGAAGTTGACATCGAGGTTGAGGATCAAACAAACCCAAACCCTACGGAAGGGGTCACTACCGTTATCAGTTAGCGAAACTGCTAGCGGCAACTGGTTACTGGCCCCAAGATATTCCCTTTGACGCGCGTGACCTGCTTACGGTGATTACGATATTAAACAAGTCATCGAGAGGCAACCAATGAGTGTCACCACAACAGTTCAGGTTTACGGCGTGAAAGAAACGCTCAAAGAACTGAACAGTATTGACCCGGTCGCTCGACGACAGTTCACAAAGGACGCTGGCAAAGCTGCCGCACCAATCATGGACGCAGCCAAAGCCAAATACCCAGAGAAATATTTATCTGGCATGGCAGGTAATTGGGGTATTGGTGGCGTAGCAAAGTTTCCGTATTTACAAGCCAAAGCGGTCAAAGGCGTAAGTGTCAAAGTGGATACACGCAAAAAGTCTTTGTCTGTTATTAGCGTTATTCAGAAAGATGCAGCCGCATCAATTATTGATATGGCAGGTAAGCGCGGTAGCAGCAATGCTCGAGGAGATGCTTTCATTCGCAACCTGACCGCTAATGCTGGCGGCCCTTCTCGCGTTATGTGGCCTGCAGCAATCGGCAAAACCGATGAAGTCGAAGCAAACATGCTTGTCGTCATTGAGTCCGTAATGAATGAACTCAACAGAAACTTGATGATCATATGATTCGCATACCGATCGTTTCTGATTACGACGCAAAGGGCGTAGACAAAGCGCTCAAAGACTTCAACAACCTTCAAGGCGCTGGCGCTAAAACAGGTTTTGCACTCAAACAAGCGTTTGTGCCTGCTCTTGCAGCAATTACAGGTTTAGCGGCTGGACTTGGTCTTGCCACAAAAGCGGCGATTGATGACGAAAAATCTCAAACACTTCTTGCAACACAGTTAAGAAATACAACGCAAGCGACTGATTCACAAATTAAATCAACTGAAACTTTGATTACCAAAATGCAAATGCAATACGGAGTGGCTGACGATCAGTTGCGTCCAGCGTTTGCGAACCTTGTACGCGCAACCGGGTC